AAGTGTGCTATTAAAATAACACTGTTGTACTATACCACCTATAGTACCAGTCATAGTACCAATAGTAGTTACAGCATAAGTTGTAGGATTAATCTTATATAGAACATTATTCACCGCAGCAAATAACGAACCATTAAAGTTATATAAACCCTGTCCTTGTGCATTAGCAAGTGTTGCACCTGTATTTAAAATACCAGGTCGTTTAATAAACTCTCGCTTCTGTCCTACTGTCTCAAAGTAACCATTGACACACTTAGAATCCTTTGCCAAGGTACCATCACGAGTCTCTATTGGTTGTGCTAAAGGTAGTCTTGCAATTGGCATAGTATCCTATTATGGTATGTTGTTAGAAGATGGTCTACCCATTCTCATGTCAGGTTGGAAGAATGTAGAGTACGACTCAACATCCCATCCTTCTAATTCTTCTTTGTACATTTTAGCACGCACAGCAATCTCTTGACGATGATTACCTGGCACACTATATTCAATAGCTAGTTGGTCAGCAAGGTTCCATACCAATACATTCATCCACTCAGTGGGAAAGTCTGGAATAGCTTGTGCTGTATTAATGTCAGCCATTGGTTGTTGGCAAACAAAGTGTAGTTCAAATGTAGCAGCTGCATTACTGTCAGGTGTTACATACAAATACATGTTACCAGTATTTTGTCTTACTTCATAAAACAAACTGTTAGGAGTTCCAGTACTGAACTTAGAGCCTAACATGTTGTATTCTTGTTTACTTAATAACTGTATCTGCACATCATCAATAGCTGGACTAACAGTGTTGTTACGTAACCAACCCTGAATAACTTTAAGAGGTTTGTCAGTATTAAGATCTACAGCACCTGTACTAGATGGACCAATAACATACTCAGTCTGTCCAGCAACAAGTGGTAATATTAATTCGTTAGTCTTCCATATCTTTAAACCAGATGTTGCCATCTGTTTAATAAATAAGTTAAGAGCTAGTGATGCATTAGCTACTGTAGCTGCATCAGGAGTGTCGCCAAGTTCCAATACACCAAGTTTGCGTAATGCTAACTGGATAATCTGATCACGGCTTACTGTAAAGGTTGTAGACATCTAGCCTCCAAATAATAGTTTAATTGAACGATCAAGACCAAGAGACTGTGTTACAACAACAGCAAGAGCTCCAATGGCAATATACTTAATCTGTGCTAGATTCTTTTCTATACTTGCCATGGCTTTTGACAGATCAGTAGCAGACTTGCGAAGCTCTTTAATATCATCTTCATGGTTGTCTGTTTTAATCTCCAGACGTACTACTCTATTTTCTAGAGCTTCATTAATCATATTAGCCCACCAAAGCCTTTACTTCATCTTCGGAAAGACCAAGTGCTGTTAGTTTAGCCATTACGCACCTACTCTTTGATTAGTTTGTTGTGCTTGATAAGCGGTAATGACTTCAGGTGTCCATGCTAATTTGCAATGGTCTTGTACTGAATTATTAGGAAAAGTTATCCCAGCACTTCCGTCAATTATTGTGGTCATACTATGTCCTCTGCTGGCAATGGTGTGTTGCCTTCTTCAAGCCATTTAGTTACCTCAACATCAATTAATAAACGAGATTGCAACCCATCAAGATTAACAATTCCGATAATATTGCCTTTAAAATCTTTATAGTATTTCCAATTAGAAAAGCTCATAATTCGCATCCAGTAAATTGAATTGTCTGAGATGATGAAGCAAACAGACATGACGCACTACCAGCCACAAGACCAGTAGCAGTCGTTGTACTTAAAGTGCATCCTGTTACTGTTCCAGTGTTAATTTGCAGTGTTCCTGTTCCAGCTCCACCGGCATTACATAACTGAATGGTTCCTGATGCAACAATCCCAGTAGGATTGGTCCTTGCTTGCACTAAAAAAGGAATATAGCAAATTGCAACTGTCGAACTGAATGCTTGACCTGTGTAAGAATATGCGCCTCCAGGAATTTGAATAACTGGCAAATACCTCTGACACAGGGCTAACTCTTGACCATACTGACGATACTCATATCCAGTAGCACTACTTCCTACTTCTAGTTGAACACCAGTAATGTAAAAGGTTGCACCGCTTGTTCCTACTAAATTTGTTTGCCCTGTTGCGCCTGTATAAGGAGTGCTAGACCAAGAACCTGCCGTTCCATTTTGACCTGTGCCACTTCCCAAAGAAAACAATACTTGCATACCGATACCATTGGTAGTTAACCAAGTTCCAGCAGTATCTCCAGCTACAGTTAAGCTAATTTGTGTCCAAGTATTAGCTACTGGGATTGAATAGGTATATGGGTAACATCTTGTTGAACCAGAGTTATTAATTACACCGCCAAAAGTTCCAGTTAATGAACTGCGAACCCAAAAACTAAGGGTAATTGTTTTTGCTGTGCTTTTACCAAAATCTAAATCTGCCGTATTAAAACCTTCAATATTTTGAAGTAATGTGTATTGTTCATTAGATGGAACAGAATAAGCAGACAAAGAAGTTATGCCAAGATAATTAGTAAATCCTGCTGGAGTAGTTACTGAACCAGCATTTTGTTGAACACTAAACTTTGAAGCAGTTGAGTAAACTGTATTCCATCTATCCAAAGTGTAAGAGGAATATAAAACACTAGGAGTAACACTAGCACCACTATTTCTTTGGTCTATTACCATGCTTCCATTGATAATGCGATTCTTTAATAAAGATGAATTACCTTGTCCAATAGCTACACTTTGAGTAGACAAACCTAAATCTAATGTATTGGCTTTAACGCTTGACCTTGTTGTAGAACCTATAGGACTATTATCAATAGAACCACCAGTTGCTATTAAATTACTAAATGTATTAGCGCCACTAAATGTATTAGCGCCATCTAATTGTGGAAAATCATTAAGAACTACTGCAGGAAGACGTAATTCAACTTTATCCCCAGAACTAAAAGCAGATGCTGTTGTGCCATCTTGAGCACGTACAATAGTCATTGTATCAACAGAACGTGCTGTTACTTTTACAATCTCAATAGGAGAACCTGATGCACCTTGTAAAGTAATATAAAATATGTTTGAGCCTGTAATTGTCGGAAATAAAGACCCTTGCCCAGACAATACTGTTAAGGAAGTTGCTCCACTGGTAATAGAAGATGCTAATGAAGTAGATGCGTTGTTTGTAAAAAGTATAGTCATGTACTATCCTAAAGTAGTGCTATTAATAGTAAAACCATTAATAAGTTTTTTATTGATAAGTCGTCCAGTTGCTATAATAATAGAAAAACTAGCTGTAGCAGTGCTATAAAATAATGGAACGATAGGCTGTCCATTATTATCATATATAATTGTTACTGGAATAAAACTATCGGATTGCTCTGGTCTAGTAAATGGCGGTGCTTGGTAGTCCGCCACACCCCTTACAAAGTCTTGTGGTTGCCTAGGTTCCCAGCATTGCTCATCAACCATGAAACCATCCCAGCGTTGACGAAGCTCACCCGCTTTAACAAGACGACCGCACGACTCGCAAATGCAATTCCAACTACCCCTGACATAGTTTGATTGATAACTCATAGGTTACACCAAACTAGCATCGTATACTGGAAGATCACCAACCCCAACATACGTATTACCTTGTGATGTTGTAATAGTCATTTCAAGACGGTACGTAACTTCACTAATGCCATTAGCTACTCTCTGTGATGCTGTCTTGTTAACAACAACCGGAGCACCAATTAAGATAGTGGATGGTGTAGGATCAACACCATTCATAACAATAACAGAACACGATGAAGTTGAAATAGTCTCGGAAGGTGAAAGTACCTGGGAGAAGTCGAAAGTAAATAACTCGGACTCTGTAGTAATCTTATATGAAAAACTATCAGCCATTTGGATTCCTAAATAATAATATGATACGTGATTTAATAATAGATAATGATCTTTGTGCCGATCGAACTACGCTAGTAGTATTTTTAGCAATACTAATTAATCGTTCTTTGGGCTGTACAATAAAGGTATATTTAGCTATAGCACCAAACTTCTTAACAAACTCAGCTACTAAACTAAATAGTACAATAACATTAAGTGCAATTAATTTATTCATTGCTTTAACTATTGTTGCTACGCTAGTAGTTAGTGTTGATAAGTTCATAGATAATCCTTTATACATATTAGGTACTATAGTACTTGCGATTGTTAGAAATCTATAAAAGAAGAAATGTACAACAATTGAAATTGTACTAGTTACTGCTTTGGTAATAATCTTATTTATTGTGTTAGATAAAGTAACGGCACTTGTTGTCAGTGAGGTTAATAACTTCCCCACTCTATTAACTAATATACTTATGTTAGTAACTGCTAATGATATAGTCTTTGCTATACCACGCTTAATAGATGTAGACCCAGTTACTGAAGCTGTAATAGTTAAAAAGTGAGAAGCGAGTTCTACAATAAGAACTGCAACATGTTCACTGATAGTGCTAAATACTTTACCAATTAATCTTTGTATATAAACAGCAGATGTTAATGTTGCTATTAATATTTTATTAGGTAACCTTATTAATGTGGTTGTTATACTACTTAATATAGTTTTAGTAATACTAATTGCCTTAGCAATACTTATACTACCGGTTGAATTAATTGATAGTGTTCTAAGTAATCTTAGTATCCTAGAAATATTAGGAGTACCTGTTGCAAGGAGAGAGATACCTCTACCAACGCTTTTAACGATGGTAGAAGCACTCGAGGATAGGGACGAAAGAACCTGTTTAAAGGTATTTGAATCCGCACCGTTTAGTACCACCTTATTGATGGAACTTCCGTTTAAAGCCATAATTAACTAAACTGAACTTTAAATGTAAACTGAATTGCATCTCCAGTGTTTAAAGCAATACCAGTAAAGTCTCCTTTGACAAATAAATTGCCAGAGGTTGAAGCATCAAACAAACCAGCATTAGTAACAGTAATACCGGAACCGGCAGTGTCTGTACCTACGACTTGGAATGTATCATTTGTGGTAGACGTTGTTTGTTGAGTAACAGTACCGCTTACACGGGAACCATTTTCAGTAAACAAAGTCGTATCAGTTGCACCAGTCGTACCTGCGCCAGTTCCCCAAGCAACATAGCTGGGAGTGGTACCACCACCATTAAGGCGGCTAGTAACGATGGCACGTCCTGTATTAACTAAGAGTGTAGCCATTTTTTAATTCTCCAAATAAAACGTTTGATTGGGTTTTTGTGCCAATAATCTATAACGCCTAATTCAACTACAGTACCATCCGCACGGATAACCGTAGCGGATAGGTGTAGTTCTTTAGCGTTGCTATTTGCAACCTGCATTACTAAACGCCTTGTTTAACCAGTTCAAGTACTACGGAGAACACCAAAGGTGTTGTTCCTAATGTAGTATTATATCCAGTAGTTGTTAAAGCAATACGACCTGTAGGACTAGGTGCATTGTTTTGTAAACCACCAAAGTTCCAGAAGCTCATCTTACCTCGACCAGCTACAGGGATAATATCTACTTGAGTACTACCATCCCAAAGCAATCTAACTTCTAGTGGATCAGAAATAGAATAATCAAGATGATCAATTCTAAATCCTGTAGGAAGCAAAGCATAGTTAATTGGATCAACAATAATAATACTACCAGCTACTAATGAGAAAGTTAATGAACTACCAGTTGCAGTAGCAGCTACGTTCATTGTTACTTGTGTTGTACTGTTTACAACAGCAACATAAGCATTCGCAGGTATACCAGTACCTGTAACACCCTGACCAACAGTTGGTGTTAAACCACCAGCGGTGAATGTAATAACTTTAGAGTTAATAGTAGTAGCACCAGATGAAGCAGTACCTAATGTGCCAGAAGCAGCTATGTTAGATGTATCTAATACTCCAGTAACTTTAACGACGGCATTTCGATTACCGTCCATAATAATTTGAGTGTTAACGACGTTAGCCATTGTTATTCTCCTTGTGCAGGATTAGTAGGCGGAGTCTCTAAATCTGTGTCTGAATAAACTACATAAGTACCATCATAAGAAACAATAACAGTGGGTTCAGCCACTGCTTGTGCTTCTTCTAATGTTGTATAAGATTGAATAGTCATATTAGTTTAACTCAGATCCAATGTTAACTTCTTCAACATACATGACACGGTTGTTTGCAGTAGTACCGACAATACCAAAGTCTAATTGAACTGGTACTTGTGGAAGAGCTACATATACATCACCAGTGTATGGTTGTACTGGAGCAACGCTAGTGCTTAATGTTGTACCAGAAAAGTTAAAGCTATTAACACCTAAGGTTGCTACGTTGTATGTAGAACCAGGAGTTGCTACAGTTGTACCATCTTTGCCGATTGTTAAAACTGTAAAGCCGTTAACACCAACATACATTGTACCTTTACCATTGTAATAAAATTGGAAATTAATCCAAGGCATTAAGTCAATAGAGAATGTACCGGCAGTATAGCCAGATCCAGCAGCAGTAAGATAAGGAGCAGCCAAACTATAACCAGCAGCAGGACCATCACCAGGTTGACCTGTTGGAGCAGCATCTACTTGTACATAAGCCTGTGCACCAGAACCACCAGTACCATTAACTACAGCTAAAGGAGCTACACGATAGCCAGCACCAGCAGAGTTAATAGCAATAGAACTAAGGGTTGTACCTGTAGTATTAACAGTGAGTGAACCTGGAGTTGCAAACTGTGAACCATAAAAACCTGTTGGGTTAGCCAAGTCCGCTACGTTTTGGAAAGTAGTTGCTGTACCGGCTTTAAGGATTACAAAGTTAACTGTTGAGCCACCAGCTGGTTTAACAAAGTAAACACCATTCGAAGCTGCAGTAGGATCAACGTTATCAAAAAAACCAGAATAGATGTTTGCATCAGTTGATGGGTTTGTTTGACCAGCAATAGGAGCCGTCATACGAACATCATGCCATACTTGGTTGCCTGGAATAAATTGTAAACTATTTGCACCAAGAGCTTCAATACTCTTGTATGGGGTTGTAGAACCGCTAGTCACTTTAACAGCACCACAATTCCAACTAAAAGCAGCAGCAGTTGCGCCGGTACCACCAGTTGTTGCAGTGTAGTCAGTTGACTGACGGAAAGGAATAAAGTCATCGCCCTTGTTCACTTGATATTGTGAAGGGACGGTAGGGAAAGTATTTACAATGCTCTTAACTGGAAATGTAGAAATACCAGATATGAAGCGGGTTGGATTAGCCATTATAGGTTCCTTTAGTTAGCTTTGAGATAAATCAACGGTAGATCAATACCGCTATTAGAAGAGAAGGGGGCTTGCGCCCCCTACTTTATTACGGACCGTTAGATCCAAAGATTGCACGTGGGTCAGTCCAACCAAAAGAATAACGCTCGTAACCTTTTGCTTTCGCATTCATGGTGTCAAAGTCATTATCCATATCAAATTGGATACCTACACGTTCGTAGTATTTCATACCATCACGTACGTTAGTTCTAATGAACCAAGCATGTGGAGCTGTGAAATAGTGGTTTACAACTGCACCACCTGGGAATACATTGTTTGCCTTGAGAATGTTCAAGTCATTGTTTGCAGAACCAGGAGTAGAAACAGTCTTCAGAATACGACCAGCATTGTAGATTTCTTGACGAGCGATATGTAATGATTTAGGCATTACATTGATCAATAGACCACGGTCGTCTTGGAAACCCATCAAAGCAATAGTAGCATCTTCTAAAGAAGCTTCTGACAAGTCAGCATCAACTGTTAACTTGTTAGCGAATGTACCGCCAGAAGTATTAGGATGTGCTGTAGAGCAAAGAGCTACGCCATCACCACCAGCATACTGTAGGTTGGTACCTGTAGTAAATGCACGGTTGTAAATGTTAGCACCTACGTTTTCTTTCGTTTGACGGAAAGACATAGCCAATGCACCAGAACGCTTCTTAGATACTTGTTCGTACAAGTTATCATCAAGTTCTTCTTTAGTTACAATATATCCCAAAGCGTATGCGATATGTGTGTAACGAGTTGTGAAACCTTGGATCTCTGAATCAAATATTACTCCAGAGCCTTCAGTTTTCTGTGGAACGAGTCCGAATCCAGTTAACTGGACATCTTCTTCGTAGTTTTGATGTGATGAATCTTTATCAAAGAGTGAAGAATATTCTTCTGGATGCTCTTCGTATACTTGGCCCCACCAAGCTTTAATACCAGGCCATAGGGCCTTAGGATGGGTACCGGTTGTGATTACGCCTGCCATGTTTTTATTCCTTTAATTATTAAGCTGTACCTGAGGCTTGCTTGAAGATATGCTTATTCAAGATTACTTGAACGTTATCATAAGCGCCTACGGCGTTATTTACTCGTGGAGAAACTGCAATAATCGTTAAAGGCAATGCCAATGAACCAGTAGTACCTTGAGAGATAATAGACGAACTATTCAAGATAGTGCTTGATAGTGGGCTAGAAGTAGACAAGGTTGTTTGGTTAGCTGTAATTGTCATACCAGCATTTGAACCAACGTTTGCAGCGGCTACACCAGTTGCATCAGTTTCAATTTCAAAGATGATAGTAGGATCAGTTACAACAACTGCATAACGTAAACCAGAGCTCAACGGAAGGTACAGTTGAGTTAAGTTAAGGTTAGTTCCTTGGAGAGATACCCCAAAGTCAGCTACACGGAAACCTACGATAACACCTACAGGTGTATCTGTTGTAGCAGCTTTAGTTACATAAGCAACGCCGTTAGCATCGGAACCACCAGCGAACTTAACAACATCGCCAATGGCGTATGTGTTAGAAGCATCGTTGGCAATAGCGAACGTCATAGCTGATTGGTTAAAGTCCGCACCGGTAAGAGTACCGACAGGGCTTAGACCACGAGGCTGATTTGAATTTGCCATTTATAATTCTTTCAATAAGATTAGTATTAATATTTAATGCCTGCATTATAGAATCCAGTGGTATCAACTTCTGAACCACCTTTACCTCTACGAATGGAAGCATCTGTTTTGTCATTGCGTGATTGGATATCAGCTTGATCTTCGTCCCACCATTCTTCTTTAATCTTTAACAAGATCTGTTTGACTGGTTGACCCATATCATTCTTACTACCAATAACACTTACTCTATCTCCAAGATCGACGTTTGTATTTGTAACGTTCGATGCAGCATATCCTACCTCTGAGGGAGAGACAAATTCCCAGCCAGCGTCAAGAGCCGCTTGAATGCGACCCGGCTCATCATTAAAAAAGTACAAGTGATATCCTGTAATAAGATTTCCTACTTGCAACTTACCACGTGTCCCGTTAAACGCCCCACGATTGCGACGTACCGGTTTCTCATTAGACACAGTGGGTGTCTTGACTTCTTCTTGTTGTTCCTTAACAGTGGTTGTATTTGGATTAATAAACTCACCGACTGCTAGTTTTTTATCTGTTGCCATGATTGTCTTTCTCTCTTGTTTATTCTGACCAGTCTTGGTCGTTCTTTAGATATTGAATTGCTTTTTGTAATCTAACAGTATCATCATTTAAATGACCAATACCTTTATTACATGCATCACAAAGCAATCCACGTATCTTACCTGTGTCATGGCAATGATCCACGCACAATCTTCTTTTTAGTTCAAGTTGATGTGTACCACAAATAGCACAACAACCTTGTTGGCTTTCAAACATTTTATTAAATGTTTCTAATGTAATATTGTAATAACGTTTTAATGCATTCTTTAAAAGAATTGTTTTACGTTTTTCTACGTTATCATTATTCCATTTAGTGTTGTATGCAATACTCTCAGGTGTGTGTGGTCTATTTCTAGCCATCACTCACTCCAATCATATTCCTGAACATAGGCTTCTTTACTCTTAATTAAACCCTGCTTAAGAAAGCGGTCGCAAGCGGCCTTAGCTTCTGTAGGTAGGTTCTCGTATGATTTCTTAGCAGAGCTAGGGCGACCAGAGGTTGTCGTAGCAGCAGATCCATCCATAGGATTAGATCGTTTCTTTTTACCAAAGCGTTCTGGGAACGTGGTAGCTAATTCTTCATCTAACTTGTCTAGGAATGCCTTACCTTTAAGGGTAGGGAACTCTTCGGTAATAGACTTACCAATTGTATTTGTGATGTCTGTAATTCGTTTGTCTTGACCAAACCAATCATTACGATCTAACCACGCTTGTAGATTCTCATCTGGCTGTGGTGGTGACTGTACTGCTGGTGTTGGTTCACGAGTAGCTTCGGCACGGGCCTCAACTACATCCTGTTTAATCAAGTCCATGGCATCATCAATCTCAACAACACGATCGCCATCTCCACTGGAGACTGCATCACGCTTTGCTTGTTTCAATTGAACTAACTGACCTTCCAGTTCTTTTGCCTTACGTTCATACTGTTCCTTTTGGAACTTCTGGAACTCACGTGCAGTAGATCTTGCTTCTTCAGCAATACTACGTGCCTCTTTAAGTTCCTTGAGCAGCTTCTCGTTGTTCTTCCTAAGGATAGGCATAATCTCTTTGCCACGACGGACAAAGGTTTCAGCATCTACCCAATCAGATTCATTACCACGATAGTCTTCTTTAGCAACCCAACCCTGTGCGCCAGCTTCAGCAGCATAGTCAGGTGTGTTGGAAGTCTGTTGTGGTTCAACGTTGCTAGGCTCTTGTTGATTGTCAATTACATCATCACTCATCTTATTCCCTTACTTAAATGTGGATCAACTAAGTCCATGTCTGGATCTAAGATACCAGTCAAGTCATCATCGTTAATCATTCTATACTTAGCGCCGTCTTTACCGACGTACATTAAACCTGCATACTTAGCCATGATTACTTTGTCACCCTGTTTAACAGGACACTCAGCATAGCCACTAAAGGCTTCTGGACCAACAGCTACGACCTCACCAGTTGTATTACCTAACTGCTCACGTTCACTCATACCCTCTGTAGAGACTATGATACCGCTTGCTGTTTGATTAACTACAATCATTGGCTTAATCAGTACTCGATTTAATAAAGGTGTTATCCCTGTAGTATTACTCATCTATCTCCCCTTAAACTTTCCATCAGACCTTCATAGTCAAGAGCAAGGATCATACCAACAGCTGCAATACGACCACGAACATTACTGTCGTCATCTGTACCACCTACTAGCATCTCTTTTAAATACTCTCTATCATTGAAGAGAGCCTTCATGAAGGCCCCCGTGATCGGATGTTGTTTCCAGTCCAGGAATTCCGGTTCTGTTACAACGCTCAAATTACTCTCCTGTTGGTTCCGACGGTTTGTCTTCACCTTCCGTTAACTTCATCATAAGCTCAATTGAAGACATGATGCCTTCGTTCTTTGCTTTCATTGCAGCAATCTGGGAATTGATTAACTGGATTTCTTGTCCTGTACGAACACCACCAGCTTCTTCTAATGCCAGTAAAGCTTCTGCCTCTAACTTGTGAATCTTAGCTTCGTTCAGCTTAGCTGTATCCATAAGCTTCAATACACCAAGTTTCATCTGCAACTGTTGGTCCGCTTGTTTGATCTGGGACTTCATTTGCTCAACTTGTAACTTCTCAGGTACAGCTGGTTTAATTGCATTAGGACCTTTTGGATCCGGCAGCAATGATTCTAACTCAGCAACCTTCCAGGCTTTAGCATACATGATTTGCGCTTGACGAATATTAACGCCAGGAGTCGTAGTAGCTAACTGTAGGATTGCTTGTGCCTGTTGCATCTTCTGACTATCACTAATGATGTTAGGATCTGCACTAGGACTGATATCACTTACTGGACCATTGTAGTCATCGGCAGAGATATTGAATTCACCCTTATCGGATTGGAAGTCAACTTCATCTTCGAGATACAATTGGTTAAGTCTGTATAGCTTGCGGAACTCTTGCTTAAGGCTTCTGTAGGTACGTTTAAAGATACCAGAGAAGATCTTCATTCCTTGCTCAGCCATTGTTCTTGTTGTCTCAGCTGCTGTATTCTGTCCCGGATTTTGTCCAACCAGAATATCAACTGATCCACCAATACGCTCACCGTAGTTGATAAGCATTCCAAGCAATGTAAACAGAACTTGAGAAGGCTCCCTAACAGGAAGAGGCACAATGCCTTTACGTAAATCATCACCAGTTGAATCAACGTGTTTCCATTCTAAAGGTGCAAAGTTATAATTACCACCACGCATCTTAATGCCACGGCTTAGGAACCCACCTGCTGTGTTAGACATCGTACCAGCATCAACCAGTTGGTTAATGATTGTATCGATGCTTTGATTAAGGGGTCCCAGTAGTACTCCAAATCCCAAGTCATAAAAACCGCCATCAGGTGAGGGGATAAAAGGATACTTAGTAAAGTACTGTTCAGCTTTAATACTTAAGATTTTACCAGAGTCATTACGTTCAATAGACTGGTCAAAGAACCGGGCTACAATACGTAGGACTTGTTTGGTATCACGACGTACCCATACAATGTATGGTTCGGCGTAACCGTCTTGGTCAAAGTCAATGAACTTGTGTGTCTCAAGGATTTCGTACGGTGTGCTAGAGTCTGTAGACTGTGGAGCCTCCATACCCTGAGCTTTGTTTTGTGTTAACTGCAAGTTCGATTGTGGAATCGAGACTGGAGTTACTTCAGTCATCTCACAAAACAATCCACGAGCCACTCGCTCATAGATCTCATTCTTGGTCATGTACTGCACGTGGGTAACACGTGGTGCCTGTTCAAGGGACTTAGTCCAGTAGTTAACTACCAGGTCTCTTGCAAGAATGTAATCTGATTGTGGTCTACGTTTTGTAGGATGGTAGTAGGTTTTCTTAAAGGCACAACCTACAATCGGTTGTGTGATTAAGACCCTATCAGTATCCTCTTCCCAGTCCTCATCAACTTCAAGGATCTGGTAAGACATATGATTCTCAATTCGCTCAGCTCGGCGTTCCTTCATACCATCTGGATCATCACCGATGACCCTACAACGTACTGGAGTATCGCCATTAACAAGAACAGGATATGCTCTAGCATGGTACTGCAAAGCTGCAATAGTAATTAGAGGGAACTTAACGTTAGAGGCGTTAGGCCATGGGAAGGACTTAGCTTCAGCAACCTGTAAAGCTAGCTTCATGGACTCTTCAGTCCGCTTCTCCCAAGCTGATCTAGACATTAGATCGGCAGTAAACTCTTCGTATACATCACGACCAATCTTCTGCAGATCATCTTTATCCAGAAGCTCTGCGATATTAGGACATACAACCACGTCCTCAAGTTTTAGTTTAGCTTCTAGTTTATTCATTAATATCCCGTTACGGCGTTAGCGCCTCGTCTATCGTATCCGAACTCATGCATAGCATCTCGGTATTCTTCGTCCTCAACCTCATCATTGGTTGGGGCTTCAATAAGTTTATCAAGCATCATACCAAGGTAAGCCATACAGTCTACTTGGTCATCATGCTTGTCTCTAGGGAACCTCATCATCTCATCTTCAAGTGTCTG